GCATCATTAAATAGTACATTGTGTAACGAAGAGAGCGGCAAAACGCTCCGCGAACACAGTAACGTAATGGGAGTCACTACTATGGCATTCGATCAGCAACGCGCTGCCGCCTTTGCGGCTCGCCTAAAGCGTATCATGCGCGACCGCGACCTTACGCAACTACAAATACAACGAAGCACAGGACTATCGCAGCAGGCAATTTCTGGCTGGGCGCGCGGCCTGCACCTACCACGCGGCCGTAGGCTGCAAACGCTCGCGGACTTCCTGCAGATGGACCCGCGCGAACTCTGCCCCGAGGCATTTGACGATACGGTGGTTTCTGTCGCGACCAGCAGCATTAATTTTCAGCCCGTAGACGGCCAGCCAGGGTGGTTCATCCTGCGCATCGGCGGCATGCCGGTGGACGACCAAATGTTGCATGAAGTTTTGGAAGCCAACAATCGGTTCAGCGAGCGCAAGAAGAAAGAGGACTTTGTCGATGTTAAACTTTGAGACAGCCGACCGCCCCAGCGCTACAGCCGAGGCGTTTGACTTAAAACATTTGCCGGGTTCAACCGACGACCTGCGGGTTATCTGGTACGACCGCAACGCCAATGGCGCGCTGGTATTGTTTTATGACAGCGTGGGCAAGCACGCGACACGCCGCGCCGCCGAAGACCGCAAGCGCAAGCTCGTCGCAATCCGGGACCAGCAGCGGCCGCACGTAAAGCTCTGCCCCAACCGCGACCTCTATATGCTGCACGTTTATGTCGGCGACCCGCCAAAGCTGCTGCGGCGGTCCCTTGGCACCCGCGACCCGGACGAAGTTCCGCGGCGAATGGAGCAGCGCCTCGCAGAGCTGGGCCTTGGCACGTCGGTCGCGCAGTACACCGTGCAGCAAATGCTTTCGGACTATTTCGACCATAATTTGGCTACCTCGACCTACGCGACGCGTGCGAGTTTTCGCAGCATCATCGGGAAGCTGCGGGACTCGTTTACCGACGACAAACAGGTGCATCATGTAACTACTGCAGATCTGGACGCATACCGCGAAAACCGTATGCGGGTCATCAGCCACAACAGCTTTCGGCTGGATTCGAAAATCTGGAACGCCGCTGTCCGTCACGCGGTAAAGACCAAGCGCATCAAGCAGACAGCCGCGCCGCCACTGTTCGAGGTCGCCAAGCCGGTAGTTCACGACAAGCTGGTGCTGACCAAAGACGACTGGGCGACGGTGTTGGGTCACGCAAAAGCATGGCGCACCGCAGGCGGCTATTATAGCGACCGCACCCGTCTGTCCTCGTTGGAGCTGTACCTTTGGCTGGTCCGCTACACCGGCTCGCGCGTCGGCGCTCTCATGGACCTGACTTGGGACCGTGTGGACCTAGCGCTTAACGTCATGCACCTGCAGCCCCACGGCATACGGGAGACGTCAAAACGCCGTCCTAGCGTCCCTATTGCGCCAGATTTGCTGCCCATCTTGCAGCGCGCCTTACACGAACGCACACCCGCCGACGATCATGTGCTTTGGCAGCGTGAGCATATCGGCAGCAAACTGCGGCGGCTGCGGGCCAAGATGGCCGACGACCCAGACCCACGGGTGCAGGACATGGCAGAGCGATTGCACAGCCACGCGTTCAGGCGGTCCTACATCACCTGGGCCGTTGCGGCGGGTTTGTCGCCGTATTTGATCGGGCAGGTCACGGGCCAGTCCACGCAGGTGATTGAAACGGTCTATGCTGCTTACCGGCCCGACATGGGCCGTAGCGTCGTGGATGCCGTTTAGTGCGACAGCAGCAGGGTTTTGTTCTGCTAATGTTCTAATGTTTCGCCACGTATCTGCTTGTAAAGTGCGAATTTTACCGAAAAAATCTTGATGTGCGGTGCGGTATGTGGAACACAGCAATAGCCGTTGATTAGGGCGGCGCTACTTGGGAGTTAATGAAATGCCAAACAGATACATGGCCGCAGCACGGCGCGGCGTAACGAGCGGACTGGGGTGGAGCTTTGACCCGCCGTGGTTCTGGAACATCACGCGGCGCAGCGTTGCGCGGGCCTTCGCGGTCAACTGCGCGAGTCAGACTGCTGTTGTGCGAGGCGCGAACCAGCGTTTAGCAGCTTGCTGCACAGCCATCATTGACGGGGGGCGCGGCAATGATTCAGCAGCTTGATCCCATAGACCGTTTCACACAAACGCTGGAAACAGCAGCCGCTGAAGCGGGCATCCAGATTCTCGACACTGAGGGCGGCTACTGCGAAATTGAGTTCCTTGGCGTCGTGGACCGGCAGACACTGCTGGCCTTTGTCGCCGCGATGCGAGCCTACGGCGAACGCGAACTTGAACACGTCACGTCCGTTTCAGGACAATTGGTATTGCATAGTTAACTGGTCTGGTAGTTTGTAACGTATTGTTTTCAGACACTTAGCTACACACCATAGTTTTTCCGCGTGCTGCTTCCGGCAAATCTGCTGGTGAAGCCAAAGAAAAGGGCCGGTACGCTGCAACGCTCCGGCCCTTGTCGCTTCTAGTGCATTACTGTCGCATCTTGGTCGCTTTGGTACGTTGTGACTGTGATTTTGACCATTTCCGACCCGATGTAGGCGTTCATTTCGAGGTCCAGGCCCAGCAGCACAGCGTTCTCGACCATCTCCGCGATAGTGTTCCCGCGTATCAAGTCTGCTTCTGCGGCTTCGTCGTGTTCGGAATCGGACACGGGGTACAGGTCGTCGTCAGTCATGGCAAATAGCGTCCCAGGCGGCGTTATGGGCTACGATAGCCCGGAGCGTTTCGGTTGTGTCGTCTGTGCTGCCGGGGATCGGCTCAAACACCACGCACGCCACAGACAGCGACGGCGGTGGCAGGTCACTTGCGGAGTCGGTCTTTGTTCCGCAGCTCGCTAATAAGATCGTCGCGGCTAAGCATATCGGCAGCAGCAGGGTCGTGTTTTGCGTCCAGGGCATGAGCAGCGGCCTCCAGGTCGGATTTGCGTTGCGCCTTTTCTGCGGCGCGGCGTCCAGAGCGGTACGCCAACCCTGACTGGATCAGCGCACCGACAATGACGCGGACGATTTGTAGGACGGTCTGCATCAGACAATGCGCCGGTTCGCCACGACGCGCCCCCAGATAGCAAAGCCAGCCGCGCCGATACCGACGGCGTTCAGCAGCCAATCCACAATAGCGGCCTGGTCCGCAGCGGTGACTTCCGCGATGCCGGTCTGCGACGCGACGCCAGACACGGCCATCACGATGACGCCTAGTACGGTGCGCGATTGCCACCAAGGCTTGGTTTGGTTCGTTGTCTCGTTCATGGTGTACTCCTTTGTTGTCGTTAGTTGCGGATGTTGAAAAACGCACCGGCGGCCAGCGCGCCCAGCGCCGCAACGGTCGCCACGCGTGCCACGGTCTGCCAGATGGTGCGCTTGGTTGCGCGCCACGCTGAAATCAGGCTTTTCAAGTCGTGTATGTCGGCAGCGGTCTGCGCGTCGTCCGGGTCAAGGCCCATGCGGCGCAACGTCTGTTCGACCGCTTCGGCGGCCACTTGGCGTAGTTTGTCGTCGTCGGTCATGGCTACAGGATTCTCGTTTTCGTTTGTATTGTCTCTTAAACAGCGAGGATGAATATCCCTGCAGGTCCACCAGCCCCGCCAAGACCTTTTGCGGAAGAATCGATAGATGCTCCAACATGACCAGCGAAGCCGCCCATACCGCCATGGCCAATCTGAGCGGCGGTGCGATCTGGTGCGTTCAACAAGAGCCTGTTGTTGTTATCGATTGGGTCCGAAGAGAAACCCAGCCAGGCCTGCTCTGGATAAGTAACTTGGTTATATCCCGAGCTCACCCGGTTTGGCTGCAGATAGATGTGGTAGTTGCTGTCCGCGATTAGGCCCGGTAACGGCGCAGTCGAATGCCGCCCAGAATAATGGTTAGTAAAGGCATTTCTAAAATCAGGATCTTGCTGCACTTGAGCCAAGTACACACCGGGTTCCACGAACCTGTCAAAAGCAAACTCAGTTAAAGCTTGCGTGGCTGGTGCACCTCTACTTGCGAGCGTTCCGTCTTCGACTGTATTGTTTGTTATCAGGGCGTTTGATCCGGACCGCCACGTCCAGTGACGGTGGTAGCCGTCCTTTAGTTCCGTCGTCTGGATGTCGCCTTCGAAGCTCATGCCCCAGCCAAAGTAGTTGTTGATGGCGAGGTTTGTTGTTTTGACTGTCGTTCGCGCCTCCCAGCCGACTCCACTGCTCACACCGTTATATCTGAGGTCTCCGCCTACGGAACCATACCAACGCGCGAGTAGCGACTGATTGGCCTTGATTCCCCCGATTCCGTCACCATTTGTGCTTGTGATTGCGTTGAGCTGCAGTTGAGTAGGGTTTGCAATTTGCGTATTTAGATACATGTCAGCCGTCGCACTCAGGTCCAGGTAGTCAATTCCCGCAGACCCCCGGCAGATCACAGTATTCGCCGCGTTTGGCAACAGCACCTCGGCGTTGCCCGCGCTGTCAATCCGCAGTGTTAAATTCTGTCCGGCAAGCTCAGTGTCGTTTAGGGCGACACGCGTGCAGCCCGTCCCTCCCGGCTGTCCCGGCATACCCCATCCATATTGCTGAGTTGTGGCGTTGACATACGCGTCGCCACCGTCCCCGCCTTTGCCCACCGCGTAGACGTAGAGCGCTGTTTTTCCGGATGGGATCGTGAAAGTCTGCGTCTGCACGCTGCTGCTCGTCGCGGGACTGAAAATTGTCAGCGCTTCGTTCATGGCGGCAGTTAGCGTGATGTCGGTCATGTCAGTAACGAGCGCACCGCCGCCGCTTGCTGGTGTGGCCCAGACGAGCTGGTTGTTTGCGCTGTTCTGTTGCAGGGTCTGACCGGCAGCAGGAGCACTCTGCGGCATCTTGATGGTGTAGCTGTACGCGCCGGTGTGATCTGGTCCTTCCAGCGAGACAGCATGGGTTCCAGCGCTGCACTGCAGGTCCAGCTTGCCGTTGTTGGTGCCGTCGCCGGTCGCCTTGATATGGTCGGCCAGCAGGTCGTTCGCGCCAAGGTCCAGCGGCTTGTTTGCGGTCCACTTGTCGCCTGTTGCGGCGTAGGTAAACGTCGCGCTGGCACCGTCTACTGTGAGGCCCGCACCGTCTGCGGCTGCTGCGTTTGCAGCGCCGGATGCGACCGTAATGTTTCGGTCGTCTACGGTCAGCGTCGTGCTGTTGATCGTCGTGGTCGTGCCGTCTACTTGTAGGTCGCCCGCAATCACGACCGTGCCGGTGTTGTCGCCCACGGCTTCTGGGTCAATGGTGAACGTCGCAGGCCCAGCGAGGTAGCCTTGCAGCGTAAGGTTGTTGAACGTTACGTCGCTGGTCGTGGTCAGCTGCTGGTTGATCGCCTTGACCGCTGCTTCGTTGGTCAGTTCGGAATCCATCACCGCACCAGCAGCCGTTACGTTGGCCGTATCGGTCACGTCTGCGCTGGCCTCGATACCGTCGAGCTTGGTTTTGTCCGCACCGGTCAGTAGGCCCGCATTGGTCGTCGTGGCCGCTGGCAGCGTCGCGTCCGTTCCGGCCGTGTTGGTAACTGTGCCGGTCGAGGCGGCGGCGGTGTAGCCCAGCGCAGCGGCAGTCGTCTGCGCCACCCACGCATAGTCGCTGCCGTCCCATTGCAGCACCTGCCCGGTCGTGGCGCTGGACTGGTTCAGGTGGGTGTTTACGTCCGCGTCGGTGTAGCTGCCGCCGCCGCCGGTCTGTGCGACCCAGTCATAATCGCTGCCGTTCCAGCTGAGTACCTCGCCGCTGCTGGCGGTGCTGCGGTTTAGGTGTGCGTCTACATCGGAATCCGCGTAGCTGCCGCCGCCTGCGGTGCTGGTGATCCAGTCGTAATCGCTGCCGTTCCAGCTGAGCAGCTGGCCGGTCGTTGCGGTGCTGGTGTTGAGGTTCGCGTTTACGTCGCTGTCGCCGTAGCTGCTGCCGCCGGTCTGTGCCACCCATGCGTAGTCGGAACCGTTCCAGCTGAGCACGTAGCCGCTCGTCGGGTTGGACTGATTTAGGTGTGCGTCTACGTCGGACGTGCCAAACGCCACGGTCTGCGCGGTCCAGGCGTAGTCGCTGCCAGTCCACGACAACACTTGGTTCGTGGCCGCGCCGCTGGTGTTTAAATGCGTATCGACGTCGCTGTTGCTGTACCCGGCTGCAGGCGTTCCCCATGACAGGTTGCCCGCGCCATCGGTCTGTAGCATCTGGTTCGCGGTGCCGTCCGCGTTCGGCCACAGCAGGCCGTCGAGGCTAATCTTGCTGCCGCTGTACGGGTCGAGCACCAGATTGCCGGTCGTGCTGCTTACCGTGTTGCCGTCTACCTTGACGTTATCGACTTGCAGTTCCGTGGCGTCGGCTATCTTGCCGTCCTTGTCCACGCTGAACAGGCTGCTGCTGCCAACCTGCAGGTCGATCAGTTTCGACGCCGCCGACGACGCGGTGTTCGTCACGTTCATCTTTATCGACGTGTAGGTCGTGTTTCCGTCGGACCAGGTGTCGGTTAAGTCATAGATGTTTGCCATTGCGGTGGTCCTACAGTTGTAGCTGGTACGCTTCAGTGGTGGTAACATGCCGGTGTTGCGGAGCGCCGTGCCGACGAACGGGCTACGGCCAAGCTGGCGGCCCCAGCGCTGTGTGGGTTTGCCGATATACGAGCCGACCTCAGTGCCAAGCGCGTACTCTCGTACCTCTGCGTCTTCGGCCCCCAGAATCAGCTTTGTACCGATTGCATTGACCGCGAGGCAGCGT